GCAAGAGCAAGAGCAAGAGCAAGAGCAAGAGCAAGAGCAAGAGCAAGAGCCTGCACTAGAAGAACCACTTGCGCAAGAAGCACCGCAAGCTGAAGAGAGTGCGAGTCACGACAGTGACACAGCGCCCGCAGCCGCGGAGCAGGATGCGCAAAGTCTTCCTGCATTGCAGGAAGAGAGCGCGGGCGGTGAACACACGGCGCCGCCCGCGCTCACTATCGATGCTGATGCGCTTCTCAATGAGATAGACGCTGATCTTGCAGACGTTGAGATGCTCATTCGTATGCCACACATTGAAACCCGTGGTGCGGCAACGTTCCAGGGCAACCAGCATACGAACTCACGCGCTGATGTGTCGGACGTGAAAGGCTCTGTGCACGTTGGGCGTTTGATCGACACACCAGAAGATGAGCACAGCGCGTGGGCATCAAAGCCTGCCGGTGCAATCGTGTCGATGAATGGTCCAACGAAAGTCATCACCTCACGCACAAAGATGTGGAGTGAGAATGGCTGGGCGCCGCATCTTGCATTCGCAACTGAAGTAGGAGGACAGGTTGTGAAGACGTCAAGCAGCATCACTGCAGCGAAAGAAGCCGCACAAGTGGACTACAGCACCGTGTGGACTGACCGCTGACATGCCTATCCGTGTGGGTGTGTTTCCAGCTGATCAAGGTGGATGTGGGCATTACCGCTTGATCTGGCCGTGGCGTGAAGTCGCGCGTCAGTTTGGTGATGAGATTGAAGTCTTGTGGGTTGACGAGATGCAAGAGAAGACGCTCATCGAATGGGCGGGCGGACCGTGGGGTGATGGTGAGCCAACGCAGTACCACGTCCCACAGCGCATTCTTGACATGCCAGCGATTGACGTTGCTGTGTTTCAACGTCCCTTACACAGTAAGCTCACACACTACTTCCGACTCTTACAAGAGCGTGGCATTATCGTCGTCGTTGACATCGACGACAACTTTGATCGCATATCACCACAGAACGTTGCGTGGTACTCAGTAGAGCCGCACTGGATGCAACACGATGAAGTGCAGAAGATCGCACGCATATTTGGGAACGTGACTGTCACTAAGCGCACTACGATCGGTGAATGGCATTACGTACCCGCACACGAAGGTGCGACGCACCGACGTAACATCAAGAACGCACTTCGTCACACAGACCTTCTGATCACGAGCACGCCCGCACTCGCACGGCATTATGGTGAGTACGCACGTAACACAATCGTCATCGATAACTACGTGAGCAAAGAGTGGTGTGACTACTCGCATCCTCATAATGTGGTCCCAATCGTTGGGTGGACAGGTAGTGTCGCAACGCATCCCAATGATCTGCAGCAACTTAGAGCATCAGTGACACAAGTTCGTAAGAGTGAGGACGTACCTACATTCATGTGGAAGGTCGTTGGCACGGGCAAGGGCGTTGCTGTCCGAATGGGTGAAGAGCCAGACGCGACGACGGATTGGGTGGACTTGACAAGTGGTGAGTACATGCGCCAGTACGCAACATTCGATATCGCACTCTGTCCCCTCGAGGACTCCGCATTCAATCACGCTAAGTCGTGGCTGAAGGGCATTGAAGCCGCGGCTGTTGGTGTTGTGCCGATCATGTCTCCGCTCTCTGAGTACCGACGTCTAAACGCGGATGGCGTTGGCTTACTCGCGAAGCGTCCACGTGATTGGGAGAGGCATCTTCGCACGCTTCTTACGAACCAGACTATGCGTGAGGATCTCGCCGCGCACGGACGTGAAGTCGTGCGGCAGAAATACACGATGGAAGACAACGCGTACCGTTGGGCTGAAGCACTGCTTCACACTGTAAAGACAAGGGCGGCCGCACATGCATCTTGAAGATCTTGAGGATGATTGGGACGCGCATCTCACGCCTATCACAGAGCGTGATCCATCGACACCGCTTCAGCAAGAGTGGGCCACGCACGGGTTCATCGTTACGCGTGACGTGATTCCTGAAGAGACACTCGTTGCGTATGAACGTGAGTGGTGGGCATACAACGGCGGTGAGGATGCAACGATGCAGATCCCACAAACGTGGTCACGTCCAGGTGGATGGCCTGATGCGACACCGTACATGCGGCACGATGCATTGCGCGCACTCGTCTGCGATGGCGCACTCGCCGCGGTGTTGAAAGAACTTACCGGTGAATCAATGGGTGTGCACCTCAACCTCACAGGCTGGGTGAGCACGCGGCGTGACTGGCATCGTGATCAGTACCTCAACGAGAAGTACGTGGGTGACTTCTACACAGCGGTGTGGATCGCGCTGGACGACATTCACGAAGACGCAGGACCGTTCGAGTTCATCCCGGGTTCGCATAAAGCGCGACCACTGTCGCAAGCAAAGATGAAAGAAGCGCTTGAGCCACATGAACGCGGAGCGGACTGGCCCACACACAGTGAGCGCATCCTCACACCACTCTTTGAAGAGACGACTGTTCGTGCAGCACGTGCAGGTGGTCGCATCCAGCGGTTCATCGCGCAACGTGGTGACATTCTTGTGTGGCACGGTCGACTGCTTCACCGCGGGAGTGTGCCGAACGATGTCACGCGTCCACGCCGCGCACTCATCGCACACTACTCTGGCATAGATCATCGTCCAGACATGCCGCCCGCGGTGCAACACACAAGTGGTGGGTGGTTCTTTCCATTGCAGGGCCGCACGCCCTCTTCATACAAATCGGAGGCCATTAATGCCTGATGTGATGAATATCGGAAGCGGTGATGCATCAGCCGCTGAAGCCGCATTCCGCGATGCGCTCTCAGTGAAGGACGCACCAAGCGTGTTAGAACTTGGCACACTGCGATGGGACCCAGGCTTTCCCACGCATCACAAAGTGTGGGCACCACACGCGTCGCGGTATGTGATGAGCGATGTTGCGCCTGGGACCGATGTGGATGTCGTCGCTGATGCGCACACAATGGCTGAAGATATTGATGGGTCGTTTGATGCGATCATCGCTGTGTCAGTATGGGAGCACTTGCGACAGCCGTGGGTCGCCGCCGCGCAAATGGCGCAGCTGATGTCGCAAGACGCGATTGCGTTCGTGTGCACACATCAGACCTTTCCTATCCACGGGTATCCACACGACTACTTCCGCTTCACAGACCGCGCACTCGCTGCGCTCTTTGAGGACGTCGGTCTGACAACACTCGATGTGGGGTACCAGTACCCGTGCTCGATTCGACCGCCAGCGGAAGTCACGCGTTGGAACACAGCCGCGGCGTCGTTCTTGAACGTAGCGTGGTACGGCGTGAAGCGTTGACACGCCGCGCTTGATGCACACACCGCGATATGATCACTCGTAATAGGTAGGGGCGAACGGACGTAAGTGACCACCCACCTTGCAGGTAACACACACCTCCTCAAGGAAGAGAGACTGATCATGGCACTTACCATCCCTGAGCTGCGAGAGCAGCTTCTTGAGCACGGAGACCGCATGCGTGAACTTCGTGACAAGCCTCGTGAAGAGCGGACTTCAAACTGGAGTGACGACATCCGCGAGACGCGCTCCGCGATTCTCGCACTGGATTCCGAACTGCAGATCGCTGAGCGGGTTGCTTCGCTGGAAGGACCGCGTGCTGGCACGCAAGACTTCCGCGATCGCAACGAGACGCGGTCGATCGGCTCGCTCGTTACGTCGCACGACGACTTCACGCAGTGGTTGTCGCGCGGTGCTCGCGGGCATTCGCCGGCGGTTGAAGTTGAACGACGCAACCTCATCAACACGGTCGTGAGCGGTGACGGTGGCGCATTGTTGCCGCAGGGTCAACCGTTCATCGCCGCTGGAGCATTGTCTCGCCGACGCTTGTTCGTTCGCGACGTCATTGCCGGTGGGTCCACCTCGCTCAACTCCGTCCCGTACGTCCGCGAGCTTGACCCGCGTTCGTATGAAGGTGGAGCGAGCGCTGTCGCTGAAGCGTCGGCAAAGCCGGAAGTGACGATCTCGTTCGAGCCGGCCGACGCGCCTGTGCGGACGATCGCCGCTTGGGTGCCTGTCACGATGCAAGTCATGGAAGATGTGCCCACGATGCGGTCGTACATCGATGGACGCCTCGGGTACATGGTGATGCTGCGCGAAGAGGAAGAGATCTTGAACGGCCCAGGTACTGGTGCTCGTCTTCGAGGTATCCTCCAGACAAGCGGCATTCAGACGCAGGCATTTGCAACTGACAAGCCGACGACGATCGGTCGCGCGATCGGCAAGGTGGAGAACGTCGACGGTGAAGCTGATGGCATCGCGATCAACCCAGTGGAGTTCTGGGCGATGGCCACGACGCGTTACTCGTCGCAGTTTGATGCCGGACAGGCAAACGATGGATCGCCGTTCGGGTCGCCGCCGCAGACGCTGTGGGGACTCCCGGTCATTCGCTCCCGTGCGATCGCTTCGAACAAAGCTGTCGTCGGTGCATGGCGGATGGGTGCACAGGTCTTTGACCGCAGCACCGTGTCCATCCGAGTGACGGACTCGCATGGTGAGTACTTCACGAGCAACCAGCTCGTGATCCTCGCTGAGTCGCGTCTCTCGCTTGCGGTGCACCGCCCCGACTTCTTCGTCGACTGCACCCTTAGCTGAGTGACGCTCGCCGCCTAAGAGAAGCAGGCTCCTCCTCTCTGCTTCTCTTAGGCGGCACCCTCAAGGAGTTCACATGCAGACACTTCTCACAGAGTTCGAATACCGCAGCATCACGAACGACACGTCAACCGCGACGAGCGTTGTCACAGCACGTATGGAGAACGCGCTGGATCTCATTGAGGAATACCTCGAGCGTTCACTTGAGAGTGCTGAAGTGACTGAGACTCTTGAAGTCTGGTATGACGATTACATCGGGTACGTGTATCCGATGCGCACTCCTGTCACAGACATCCCATCTGGTGTTGGGTACGTCATTGATGAACTTGACACTCGCATCCGCGGTGTCGTTGCTGACGCGATCACCGTTGTCGCATGGCCCACAGCGACGCCGCAGTTCAGCGCTGTGGACAGCTTGTCACCATTCAGTCGTAATCGTCCAGACTACGCAAGTGTGACATACACTGGTGGGTACACGAATGCGACACTCCCATACACACTTAAAGTGTACATCGCTACACTGACGTACAAACTGCTTCGCTGGTCGCCTGCATCGAACATCGGCGCGACGAATGTCCGCGTGGGTGACATACAGGTTCAGTACCCGAAAGCGCAAGCACCGCTTGATGCGCTTGTCCCAGGAATGTCACTCGGCCTCAAGCCGTACCGACGTAAGCGAGTGCGGTACTGATGACACTCCCGCTGACGACGACTACACTGACGATCAAACGTGTTCCTGCGAACATTGATCCCTACGCTGACACAACCCCAACGGTTGTGACTTTGAACGTGTTTGGGGCCATTTCAGGCTCAAATGGCACAGGATCTGATGTGGGTGGTGCGCAACAAGTCCTTACCGCACGCTTGTTCGTTGAGAGCGACGTCGATGTGCGCATCGCTGACGTCGTAATCGATGAGACATCAAACGAAGAGTGGCGCGTGTTGTGGGTGCGAAAGCGGTACGAGCTTGGCTTAGGCCACACAGTGGCTGGCCTCGAGTACGTGGCAGGTCACGTTGTCTGACAGCGTGTATGACTCAAGCGATGTTCGCGTCGTCATTGACGAACGCAAACTTAAGAAAGTGCTGAAGGGAGAGCGTGGGCCTGTCGCGGCACAAGTGCTCAAGCAGTGCTTACGTATTGAGACACGCGCAAAGATCATGTGCCCTGTTGACACAGGTCGCTTGCGTGCTTCTATCACTTCAGGTCTTGTGGATGATAAAGACGCGATCGTCGGTGTCGTCGGTACGAATGTGAAGTACGCACCGTATCTTGAGCTTGGGACGATACGCATGTCCGCACGTCCATTTCTTGTACCCGCCGCGTACGCAATCTTAGGACGGCCGTGATGGCAGAAGGCGCACTTCCCGATGTTGAAGCGGGGCTTGTGAGCTTCTTACTTGCACAAGCCAGTATCACAACACTTGTGAGCACACGTGTGTTCTTTGGTGTGCCGCGCAACTCGCCCACACTGCCGCTTATTGTTGTGCAGCGCGTTGGTGGTGGTGATGATGTAAGTGAGGCCGCGATCGATAACGCGGTCGTCACTCTTCACTGCTGGGGTCGTAGTAAGCTTGAAGCACTGACTGTCACAAACACTGTCCGCACATCACTTAGAAGTATTCGTCGCGTGACAGTTCACAACGGTGTCGCGCTTTATGGCATCCCGATCATCGACAGTGTGGTGTGGTCACCAGACCCACAAGATGACACACCACGCTACATCCTCACCGCACGTGTGACGGCGGCGGTCGCAGAGTAGGATCACGACATGGCTCTCGCTGGTGCATACGACATCATCATTGATCAGGGAGCGACGTACTCACAAGTGATTACGTGGAAGGATTCCGCTGGTACACCAGTGTCACTTGTTGGGTACACCGCTCGTATGCAAGTACGAGGCATCCCATCGTCGTCAGACATCGTGATCGAGCTCACAACTGAGAATGGGCGTATCACATTGGGAGGTGTCGCTGGTACAGTGACGCTAACGATCGCCGCAAGTGATACAGCCGCGCTCGCCGCAGGATCAATGAAGTATGACCTCGAGCTTGTGAATGGCATCGTCGTTGAGCGCTTGCTGATGGGCACGTTCACAGTGCGAAGTGAGGTGACTCGATGAGCAACACAGTGAGCGTGACTGAGACACTGAACTCGGTTGTCGTTGTCGAGTCCGACAACACGGTGACGGTGACGCAGGTGTCGAATGCGGTGACGGTAGCATCGCCTGGCCCTATCGGTCCCGTCGGTCCTCCTGGCCCCGCAGGTGGTACTACGAATGATCTTATCGTCAAGCAATCCAGCACGAACTACGACACAGCGTGGCAAGACGAGATCACGATTGACCGTCTCACGTTTGATGCGCTTGCGGCGGAGACGCTGTCAGCCGTCGGTCAGATGACGTGGGACGCCGATGTTGACACGATCGACGTGCTCCTCCGCAACGGCACAGCTACGCCGACACTGATGCACGTCGGGCAGGACGAGTACTTCTACGTCAAAGCAAGCACGCCCATCATCCGAGGACAGGTCGTCCATTACACCGGCACTGATGGGGCGAGCGGCCACATCCTTGTCGCGCCGTTCCTCGCCGATGGCACCTACGAGTCCAAGACCGTGATAGGTGTGGCGACGCAAGATGCCGGCACGGGTGAGTTCATTCATGTCCTCTGGCGGGGGAAGCTGCGCTCGTTTGACACGTCGCTTCTCACGCCCGGCATCCTGTACGCCTCGACGACGGTGGCGGGTGGGTTCCAGTCAACCGCACCGATCGCACCGAACAACATCGTCACGATGGCGGTTGCTGTCAATCAGAAGTCGAACGGCATGATCATCGTCCGTCCAACATTTGCCGGTTCACTTGCTGAGTCCGAGGACGTGCATGTGTCTGTGCCACAAGACGGAGACCTGCTGCAATACGATGCGGCATCTCAAGTGTGGGATAACTCATTTAAGTGCGATGTTCGTACGATCACCATTCTGACGCAAGCGCAATACGATGCGATCCCATCTCCTGTAAGCACAACACTTTACCTCATCAAGGAGTGACGTAACATGTCCATTTCAAACTTTCTCGAGAACGAGCTGCTCGACGCCGCTGGCGGTCTTGGCTCGTACAACTCAACCGCAACGTACCTCAAGCTTCACATCGGTGATCCTGGCGAAGATTGCACAGGCAATCCCGCCGCAGAAGCAACGCGCAAGCTTGTGGCGTTCTCCGCCGCTTCGAGTGGATCGATGGCTTCGTCCGCAACTGTTGAATGGACGAATGTGAGTACGACTGAGACGTACACGCACTGGTCCATGTGGGACGCCAGCACGGCTGGCAACCCGTTGTGGTACGGCGCACTAAGTGCGTCGGCTGCTGTGACCGCAGGTGACACGTTTCAGATCACTTCATTGACGCTGACGCTAGACTGAGCACGCGTACCGCATAAAGCTGGTCCGCCATGGCGCAACCCATACTGTGGTCGTTCAATAGCAACACGACCACAAACAGTCAGTCGATCGTCGTCAACCGCCCGGCGGGGACGCAGGCCGGTGATCTGCTCGTTGCGCTCGTCGGCCTTGAGGGCGGCGACACCGTTACGGGCGGGCTCGGTGTCTCTTGGAACATCGATCAGCTTGACGCGAACGGCGTTGAAAGCGCGGTGCTCTGGCGCATCGCCACGGCGAGCGAGCCGTCCACCTACACGTTCGACTGGAATAAACAAGGTGCGGGCGATGACGCCACTGCATGGGTGTTGCGCTTCACGGACTACAACACGACCACGCCGCTGACCGCCGTCAACTTCTCAACGACGACGGCCGCGAGTCCCGGCACATGGTCGGACCTTGTGAGGTCACCGACGGGCGGCTCCACCGACTATGCTGCGTTCACGTTCTTTACGTTCGACGGCGGCGACGGCGAAATGGGGATTACCGGCAACGCGGCAGCGCCGTGGGACTTCAAGAACGCTGATCGCGCTACAAGCAACGGCTTGCTCGTAGCGAATAATCAGTACTTGGCGCCGAGCACGGGCGGCAACAGCGTCTCGGCCGCGTGGACGACGTTCTTGGGTTCAGGCTCGGTCAGCGGCTTGCTATCGGAATGGTCTTTCGCCGCCGCCGACGGGTTCGTCAACGCCAACTTCACCGTCAATGGCTCGTTAGGCGCAACGCTGTCGCGCACCGCCTCGGGCGATGGCACGGGCGCCTCGTCGGCGACCGGCAACGTGATTGCGGCACCCGTCCAACGCACCGCTACGGGCGCCGGTGCAGGCACCTCGGCGGCCACTGAACTGCGCGCATCACTTCGCACAGCAGTAAGTAGTGCTGTAGGCGCTTCATCAGCGGTAAGCGTACACGCAACACCTCGCACAGCGTCAAGTGCAGGTACTGGTACTTCTACAGCAACGAGCAACGTACTCGTTGCGCGCACAGCGACAGGGAACGGCGCCGGCGCGGCATCAGCACTTGGTGTGCGTGTCGTGCTTCGTACAGCGATCGGTGCTGGCGTTGGTGCGTCAACATCGACGGATACGATCGTCACGATTCGTACCGCGACAGGCAGTGGCATCGGCGCCGCTACCGCGAATGGTGCAACGACACGTATCCGTACAGCCACAAGTGCAGGTTCTGGCGCAAGTGCAGCAACGAGTGTACGCATCGCGCTTCGCACCGCAAATGGAGATGGAACTGGCGCATCAGCCACGACCACGGTAGTCACTTCGTCGCGGACAGCAAGTGGTGCTGGCACTGGCACATCTTTAGCAACAAGCACGCGAGTATCTCTTCGTACAGCTACGGGCACTGGCACTGGCACAGAGCTCGCATCTGGGCTTGTGACCACGGCTCGTAGCGCGGTCGGATCCGGCACTGGCGCGTCATCCGCGACCGCTTCGTTCTTCACAACGACAAGCCGCACAGCGACTGGCATCGGATCAAGCGCTCAAAGTGCATCTGGGTTCGTAATCTCGTTCGTCACTAGAACCGGGTCCGGTGCAGGCTTTGGCACGTCTAAAGCGAATATTCGTCGCTCTGCTACGGGCGTAGGTTCAGGTACGGGTGGTTCATCAAACAGCATCGCGGTCAATCGGCTGCGCACCGCGATCGGCACTGGCGGTGCAACGACTGGTGATGAAGCAATCGGGCTGCGCATTGCGGTGCGTGTTGCGAGCGGCACTGGCACTGGCACAGAACTCACATCAAGTGTACTCACACGCACTCGCATTGCATCTGGTGCTGGTACTGGTGCAAGCACCGCCGCCCGCACAGTATCTCTCGTAAGAAGCTCAACAGCTGATGGCGCTGGAGGAAGCACCGCACAAGTTCGTTGTGTTAGGAGGCGACTTGCGACTGGGCTTGGTGTGAGCGGAGGTATCGCGTTCTGGAGCACAGGTGTGAGTCGCATTCGATTCGGGTCCGCAGCCATCGTCGCGGCGCGTGTTGGGCCAGCGGCCGTTGACCGTGTCATGCTCGGCAACGAGCGACTTCTGTAGCAAGCGTCACTCTTACCATTCGGTATCGCACGATGTACAGTTGTCTTGATGACTCATACATTGTGTGTGAGACCGAAGACGATCACGTGTAGTGATCAGATGGGAGTAAGCTATGAGTGCTGGAGGCAGCACCGCAAATGTTCAGCTTGGGCCTGGACGAATCTGGTACGCACCGCTCGGTACCGCTGAGCCAACGAGCGCATCCGCTGCGCTCCCTTCGGCGTGGCAAGCGATCGGGTACACCGAAGAAGGCACTGAGGTTGTGATCGACCTCACTGTGGATGAAGTTGAAGTCGCTGAAGAACTTGACCCGATCTTGTATGTGAACAGCAAGCGCACGACGACCTTGTCACTGCAGATGGCGGAGACGACGCGCAAGCGCTTGGCACTTGTGCTTGGATGGGGTGCGACGGAAACCGACAGCGCATCGGCTCTTGAACCGCCTGATGTCGGTAGTGAAGTTGCTGTGATGCTTGTGTGGGATTCCGACGAGACGGCGGATGGCAACGACCAGAACGTGCGTTGGATCTTCAGGTCCGCAAAGCCGTCGGGTTCGGTGTCGATCGCTCGTCGCAAGTCGCCTGATAAAGCAACGATCCCGGTTGACTTCAACATTCAGAAGCCCGCGGGAGCGAAGCCGTTCAAGGTGTTCCCAAATGCCAGTGGCTTGATCTGATCACCGCATCATGACACATCGAGCATTTGATGCGGCAGTCAAAGAAGCGAGTGGCGAACCTGTCACGTTCACTGTGAATGGGTACGACCACACGTTCACTGTAAGCACACCATTGCCACTTGGGCAACTCATCCTCTTTGCTCGCGCTGTAGATAAGTCAGAGCAAGAGCAAGCACGTGCACTTGATGCGCTATTGCGTGGATGGCTCATTGAAGCTGACCGCGAGAAGTGGGACGATTGCTTAGGGCAGATGCAAGACATCGCCGTACTTGGAACCATTGTGAACTACATCGTGGAGGAAGCTACCGCCCGCCCTACCCAGGCGTCCTGATTCTCACTCGTCTCGCACTTGAGGAGTGGGAGGTCATTGAAGGACGCATCGATCAGTTGGGACTTGGCTGCGCTGTCGTATCGTTGTCTGGAAGAAGGTGCTTGAACATCATGCACGCCATGATCATGGAGAACTTGAGCAAAGAAGACCGTGCAAAGTTCGAAGAAGCGATCTGGATGACGGGCGAAGAAGCACTTGCTGAAGCAGAGCGAGTAAAGCATCGGAACCGCCGGCTGCTCACTGACATTGGAGAGGTGGGCTGATGGTTGGGTTAGGCGATGCTGTTGGCGAGTTGTTCGTCAAGATCGTTCCTGACACTTCAGGATTCGGTGCTGAAGTCGCAAGAGCAACAGGCCAAGCCACAGCAGGCATTGGGGGTCCAGCGGGTAAAGCCATCGGCACAGGGATGGCCGCAGCCGCTGCAGCAGCATTCGGCAAAGGCATCACCGACTTCGTTGACTTTGAACGAGGAATGAATGAAGTCTTCACACTCATTCCCGATGCTGGACAGGCGGCATTCGATCAGCTCACAGAAGATACGAAAGCATTCGCTTCAGAGTTTGGTGTACTGCCTGATGAAGTGATCAAGCCGCTGTACGATTCGCTCTCAGCTGGTGTACCGCGTGAGAACGTGTTCTCGTTCCTCGAGGAAGCGAACGCATTCGCGAAAGCTGGCGCGGTCGATCTCGCAACGAGTGTTGACGCACTTACAACAGGTGTGAACGCGTTCGGCCTTGGCGCTGAAGGCGCAGGCCGTGTTAGCGACGCGCTCTTCACAGCTGTCAAGCTCGGCAAGACAACCGTAGGTGAGCTGTCCGCGTCACTCTTCAACGTCGCACCAATCGCCGCAAGCTTTGGTGTGTCTGTAGAAGATGTGTCTGGTGCATTCGCAACGCTCACTGCGCAAGGTACACCTACCGCTGTCGTTGCAACGCAGCTCAAGGGTGCGATCAGTGAGTTGGGTAAAGAAGGCACTAAAGCATCGAAGATCTTCGTTGAGCTTGCCGGCAAATCGTTCAAAGATTTCATCGCTGATGGTGGCTCGCTTATTGACGTCGCCGCGATCATGCAAGAGGGCGCCGCCGATCTCGGTCTTGAGATGGTCGATCTCTTCGGAAGTATTGAAGCTGGGCAGGCATTCGTTGGCTTGTCAGCTGATCTTGACCGCTCCGCCGCGAACCTTCTTGCGGTGCAAGAAGGCGCCGGCGCGACTGATGCGGCATTCGAACAAATGGAGAAAGGCATCGGGCCTTCACTTGACAAAGTGAAAGCACGACTAGCAGTTGCGTTCCTTGAGCTTGGCACAACACTCGCGCCAGTCGTTGAGGACGTGGGTGCCGCACTCGCTGACTTCCTTACGATCGTGTCACAAATCCCAGGACCTATTCTTGCGATGATCGTTGGTGCAGTCGGATTCGCAGGCGCGTTGCTTGCGCTGTCTGGGCCGATCCTAAAGACGATACAACTCATCAAGGGTATCGGCACTGCGATCTCCGCACTGACGAAGCTGCTTGCTGCGAACCCATACATCTTACTCATTGCCGCTACGATCGCACTGGCCATCCTCATATACAAGTACTGGGATGAGATCGTCGCGTTCTTGAAAGCAACGTGGGAGAAGATCAAGGCTGTCGCCACTGTTGTGTGGGACGCGATCAAAGTGGCGATCGTTGCTGTCGTAGACGCGATCTCCGCCGCACTCTCCGCAACATGGAACGCGATCACTGCCGCGACAGAAGCAACGTGGAACTTCATCAAGTCCATCACAGAGACGGTGTGGAACGCGATCAAGGCATCGTTTGAAGCTGTGCTTGGTGCGATCAAGTTTGTCATCGAAACGTACGTCGGGATCTATCTTGCGATCTTCACCACCGCGTGGGAGTCGATCAAAGCGGTGACGCAAGGTGTGTGGGACTCCATCAAGTCGGTCATCAGCACAACAGTGGACGTGATCAGAGGCGTCTTCGACTTGCTGATGAAACCGATTGAAGGTCTCATCACCATAATGCAGTCACTGCAGACCGCGGCGACGATTGCTTGGGATGGCATCGTGAATGCGGTACGTAAAGCGTGGGACGCACTCTCTGGACTCTTCGCACAAATCAGAGACGCCGCTGACAAAGCACTCGGCCCGGTTGACGAGGTCCTTGGTGCAGGTGCACGCTTCGTTGGGAGTGTGATCCCCGGCCTCGCATCAGGTGGTACTGCACGCGCAGGTAAGCCGCACTTCGTTGGTGAAGAAGGTGTTGAACTGTTCGTGCCGAATCGCACCGGGACGGTTGTGCCAAATGATGTTCTCACATCAGCGCTCGCAGGAGTGAGTGGCGGCGGTGGACAGCAGTTGAACTTCAACTTCACTGGGCCCATCACTGTTCGGAATGATCAAGACATCACACGGCTGTCACGTGCACTCGCTGAAGATGCACGTCGCACATTCCGTGCAGAAGGTAAGCAGGTGACAGCGTGACATACGGATACACACTTACGTTTGATGGGTCATCATCCGCAACAGCGGTACCTGAGCTTATCGTCCAGACCGTCGATCGTGACCTGCTGCCGGCTGTGAGAGACGAGTACATTGAAGTGCCTGGGTACGTTGGCTCGTTCCTGTTCTCTGAAGTTGACGGTGATCGTCAACTCTTGATGTCGTGCCAGCTCATTGCGAGTGGGACGTCGGAACGTCGCACCGCTGTGCGTGCACTCGCGCAGTACTTACGCAAGTCGTCAACGAAGCGACTTGTGATCAGTGATGAGCCTGACAGGTTCTGGCTTGCGAAGATCGTCAGCGGGATCCCTGTGACAGAGCGACAAGCACGCGGTTCATTCCAACTGCAATGGCGCACATCACCGTACGCTGAGTCGATCTCCACATACGAGACGAGTGTGACTGCCACAGCCGCACCAGAGAGCTTCGTCATCGATGTGGGCGCGAGTCAAGTTGAAGTTGAACCCATCATTGAGATCACAGCCACAGAAACGTCTTCAGACGGGTTCGCCCTGACGATTGGTGGGGTCGTGTTGGATTACGCCGGAAGTGTGTCAAATGGTGCTGTAAAGACGATCTCGTGCAGGTCTGCAACGGTTGTGACCGGTGCATACGCTGATATCGAGCTCGACACTGGCACGTTTGCCGGCGCGCAACTTGACATGTCGTCCGTCACTGGTGCATTCGGTGTGCTTGGTGGGGATGGTGGGTCTACGATCACGCTTTCACGTATGACAGGTCGTATGCGTGTTGTGTGGAGAGAGCTGTACTTGTGAGCGCACGAGTCAGCGATCAGATGGTGTGGCTGTACGATCTGTATGGCAATGCGAAAGTGCCCGTGCATGAGCTCTTATCACTGATGGCGGATGATCGTCTCTTCAAGCAAGAGACACTCACATTCACGATGCGGCGAGATGACCAGAAAGCCGCGTACTTGCAACCAGATCAGATCGTGCGATGGGACGGCCGCTTGTACCGGAACACGCTGCAGACTGATCGACGGCAAGGATCAGAAGTCATCGTTGAAGTGTACTGTGAAGCACTGTGGTACGACTTGCAGAAGCGAGTGCGTGTCGGGAACTTTCCTTTGCTTGGGAAGACGCCAGAGCAAGGAATGGTCCGCATCTTACAGAACACTGGGTGGACAGTCGGTGACACGCCTACAGATTCCAGCTTGTACTCCGCCGAAACAAATGACGCGACAGTCATTCAAGTACTGCGCACATGGGCTGAAGTCACAGGATACGAGTTGTCGTTCAACACAAGTTCAAAGACGGTGAACTTAACAACGACAATAGGCACCGCACGTCAAGTGCCATTCCGGTACGGACGAAACTTGCGAGGCATTGAACGGCAATACGAACCACCCGCCGCGACACGGCTGTACCCATACGGCGCGAATGATGTAGGCATCTCCGCGAATGAACCTAGCGGAAATGACTACGTGGAAGACTACACGTGGTACGTGAACTTAGGACTCACACTTGCTGAAGCACGCGCGTTGTACCGCAAAGATCAAGTGTGGGTGGACACAAAGTATTTGCTTGGGATCAACTTGTACGACGCGGCGCTCGTTCGCATTAGCCGTCTCGCGCAACCGATCATCTCATATGCTGTAGATGTTGCGACGCTAAGTGAGCAGACCGCCCTCGCTGAAGGTGACTACGTCACTGGTGACACTGTGCCTGTCACTGACACTGAGTTTGGGATCGACTTGACGACACGTATCGTGCGTCGTGTACGCCATCCACTTAGTCCACAAGACGACAGCATTGAGCTCGAGTTCTTGCGTCCTGGACTTTCAGATTCCGATCTCACGCTTTCACAGCGTGGCACTGATTACAGCTCGATGTCAGTGATCGTTGACAATAACGATGATGAGATGACGTTCTCACCCGGATCAACGAAAGCATGGGCGGAGATCACACTTACGGTTGCTGGCACAACGACTCCTGTTATGGGTGGCACATTCGTTGGAACCGCGACAGGCACAGGCGTGCTTGATGTGTACGCGACACTTGATGGTGCAGACATCGGACAGCGCATCAGCGTCAGCTTCACTGATGGTGAGCAAGTTGAAGTATCATGGCCGACGTTCGTTGCTGACGTCGCTGAAGGCACGTACGTAATCGACTGGCGCGCTGTCGTTTCGTCTGGTGCTGGAAGCGTGACACTGCCCATTGAAGCTGGGCGTGCATGGATGCTTGTGCGAGGCGCTGTAGGCATCGGCTTTGCAACGTCACCGAACACACAAGTGACTGAGACCGTGACAGCTCTGGCACCACTTGATGCAATGAGTGAAGGTGTCACAGCCACGGTCACATCTGACATCATAAGTGTGTCAGCCAGCAATGAAATCACAGCTGTGAACCTTGACCCGATCACAGCTGATGTGCTCTTGCCTTTCACGCTTGGGCATCCTGTGTTTGGCAAGCTTGGTGGTCCCGCAAGACTGGCTCCGCCTGCGGCGACTGAGTGAGATAGACTGGAAGAGTATGGCAGACGGATCAGGGTACAAAGTTTGGGCTGATGAAGTCGTTGACGCAAATGAGATGCAAGGGTACGTGCAACGACAAGTCGTTGCATCATTCGCTGATGCATCATCACGGACGACCGCGATTACCGCTGTCCCAGAAGGCATGCTCACCGCTGACCGAACAGAAGACGCGTTCAGCGTTGGTGTCGTCAATGATGAATGGGTGGAGTTCGGTCGATGGGGTGAATGGGGCTCATACACACCAACACTCGATGCGGCAACACCACCGACGCTAGGCACAAGTCCTGTACAGAAGGGACGATACTTTCGACTTGGGACGCTTGGTGTCGTACACGCAGAGATCACGTTCGGCACATCATCCACAAGTGGCACTGGTGCTTATGAAATCGGACTACCTACCGCGTGCCCTGCCGCATCAGGACTACACACGTCAGAAGAACAAGTTGTAGGGCACGGAGTGTGCGTCATCTCAAGCACCACGTACGTCGTTGAAGCACGTGCGATTTCCGCTAGTGAAGTGCGCTTGTATGTGCACGGATCATCCGTCGATGTCGATGCAGTAACACCAGCGGCATTCGGAGATGGTGATACCGTGTTCAATGGAACACTCATGTACGAACTTGCACCGGGAGCACCGTAGCATGCACATCTTAAAGTCGCAGACACATCTTGGTCACTTGAGTGTGAAAGAGCCTGGCGGTCGGTACCGCGTTGACTTGCTCGACGCGGATAGCGGCAAAGTGAAGCAGCAGTACGAGTCAACGAACTACGTCACAAAGCAGCACGACGCGTTCACACGCTGGCTGCACGGATTCGTCGCAGGATACCGGCACGGGTTCTTATTTAGTGATTCTTGGCAGACGTACAGTCCGTGGGACAGCTCCGCTGCGACTGCCGCAGGAATGCGGCGGCCAGCGTGGAGCCCATTCACTGCCCCCGCGGTGCACGACACTGACATCATCGCAACGAACTTCGCTGGTGCTGAAGATACCGATGACACATGGATGCGCGGCTCTGTATCAGCTTGGGCGTCAAAGTATAAGTGCTCTGTCCCAGCCGCAGGATCACGTGGACAGATCAACGAAGCTGAATCGACAATGTCGTCTAACTTTCGCACTCTTACGTGGGTGTGGGACTGGACCACCCAGCAAGGAAACGGGACGTTTCAATCACTGCACATGGGTGGCGCGTACGGTCCTCTGACTGACAGCACGTCCGCCGCGTACAGCGTAGCATTCGGTGAGACTGGCTTCTGCCTCCCACGACCACCTGCCGCGCTAGGTGGGCAAGCGAACGCTTTGGCTGTCGATCCTGACAATAACGACGTGTACGTGGTGTCCTTCAACGCAACGGTGGGCTCGACACCATACGTGTACAAGTACACCGCAGCACAGATCGCTGATACGACGTATCAAGACGCGCTGCTCAGATATCGTTCAATCGCTGAACCTGCGTCTGTGTGCGCAGTGCCAAGCACGCCGTGGAGCAGCAGTACGAGTACCGGATCAAGCAGCCACTATTACATATGCTGGACCGGATTCATCAAGCTGCCGTCGGCGGGCGACTTCATCATTGTGTCGATTGGGAACAACCGTGCAGTGCGCACCACACGCTTCACTACGGCTGGCACACTCGTGTACTCGAACACGTCGACAGGCCTTGCTGCACCCACACTGACAGCAAACACTACGAATGAATCTGACGCGGTATATCTAGGTGGGAAGATCTACGCTGTCTTCACTGATAACAACTCATATGCTCGTGACACGATCGCTACGAACCCAAGTGTCACGAACATCTTCCGCTTTGATCCCGCCACAGGAAACTACGAAGCGAGCATCCCAGTACCCACAGGTATGGCACTCACTGGTCGCATCGGTACTGACGGTACGAACTTGTGGGTGTCAACGGATCAAGGCATTCAAGTTCTAAGCACAGCTGGTGCTCACGTGTCGCCGTACAACATTGGGCTTCCGTGGCTTGAACGAGCCACAGGTCTTGATCAGACTGGACGAATGAGCGATATACTCATTGCACCGATGTCTACGAATGATGTGTTCTATCGCGGCACACCAAATGGGTACTTGTACCATGGCTCTCGTATGGGTCGGCATGGTTTCGCATGGGGGAACGACATGGAGAACTCGAGCACCGCGTACCCATCTCCATACACACGAACGGAGGTCGCTGACCTGTTCTTCGCAAGTACAGGCAACGTGATGGTGTTCTCAAACTCACGTGAGAATGCACCTTCACCATTGTGGTACGACGGGCAGCTGTACCTTATCGGTCCACGTGATCGTGACATCGCTTCCACGTTCCCAACAGGAGCATCCACAGAGCATCATCGTACGATTGCGACAGTGAATGGTTGGAACATGTTCTCAAGAGCACTGCTTGACACACCTGTGACAAAGCAGAACACACAGAACATGAAGATCACGTATGAACTAACGCTGCCGGATCAGTGGTGGCAAGTTGTGCCAAACGGCGACCCGATGCTCAACGCGTAAGGACACACAATGACTGTGCAGACCGAGTTCTACAACTACCAGCGCAACGATGATCATCTTGACTGGAACGCACCTCCATACGAGTCGTGTGGGCCAGCCGCGCAGTCGATGCGCAAGTACCTCGAAGCACGATGGGATCTTACATACCTCGGCTGCCATGGAGATCGTGCGATCGTAGGTGGTACGTCAGTAAGCACTCACGCATTCGGTGCCGCACTTGATATGCGATACGAGAACCCTGGGCCAGGCCTCTTTGTGTGTGACACTGAGATCATTCCGTGGCTGATCAGCACATCACGTGAAACTGGCGTGCAAGCATTGCACCATTACCGTCGATCGCAGGTTTGGCGGCCGCCTGGCACGTCTGGAAGACCTGCAAATAGCGACGGCTGGCGGACACAACCAGTTGCTTCACAAATGGGACAGACGTGGGCGTTGTGGCTTCACATCGAGTTTCATCCCGCTGCACTGCAAGATGGTCGAAGCATCGCTGAGAAAGTAGGCGAGCAAGCGCCACCAATCACACCACATGAACTAGACCCTACGAAGGAGTTCACAATGGATGTCACGCTCTCAACAGTACGACGAGGGTCAACTGGCGCGGATGTCGTACGATGCCAAGCACTGCTTGCGCATTGCTGCAAGCAGGACATCGGACCTATTGATGGCGTGTTCGGTCCTCGCACTGAAGAAGCAGTGCGACGTGTGCAAGCATTCTTGCAGATGCACGTGGATGGTGTCGTTGGGCCTAAGACATGGAAAGTCCTCATCGAACTTCCGTGACGCAACCGCCCACCTAAGAATGGATCACAATGGACGTCGCACTTCTCAACTTTGTTGGTGGCATTCTTGGTGGAAGTGTCGTCACTGTTCTCGGCGGACTCATCTTTAGGAAGAGAACGAAAGCGGAGACGACGAACCTAATCACACAAGCCGCTGATCGTGTGATGCATCAAATGCAAGCGCAGAATGAGCGACTTTCACATGACGTAAGTATCTTGTGGAAAGCCGTACACCAACTTGCCGCACTCGTACGCGAGCACGGTGGAGATCCCAGTCAAGTCATCGCGGAGTTGAATGCCGCACGCACTCGCACAAAGGAGCGTACACCCAATGAACCCACACAATCTTCTTAGCCGCATCAAAGTGATTGCGAACGCCACGGTTACGTGGCTCACATTCATCGGTGTCGTGCTCACGATCATCGCTGATGAAGTCGGTGATCTCTGGCCTGGTGAAACAGGCGACAGCGTGATCACGTTCTTGTGGCGCATCACAGTATGGATCGCAACCGCGACGACGATCATTCGTCGGGTGACGCCTGTTGCTCCAGACGAGTACGGCGTGCTGCCGCACTCGTCTTGACTCATCGTCAACGTACGTCGTCATTGTGTTGCATCAGTAGAATGCAACTGACCGAACAGGAGAGCTGCAGGACATGAAGCAATACGTGGTACGTGACGCAACCCGTCACATCGAGTTCACTGGTGTCGAACTTGCAAGTGTGTCTTCAAACGAGGACGGCAAGTCACGATGGATCGAGCTTTCACTTTATAAGACACGCGGTGGAATGTACGTGCTTGCTGGATGCGGCAAGAGTGTCGTGCCTGGTGAAACAGACAGGCCATGGGTGCAGCAATCAGAAGACCCGTACGGGATCATTGATCGCTTGTACCTCTTCAATGATGACACTGGTGCCAAGTACATCCCACGCACTTCGCGCCGTCTTCTCGAGGACGCAAGTAGAGTCGACGACAGCATCAAGCGAGCATACGCAACTGAACACGTAGCGTAAGCTCATACATATGAAGGAGGACACATGATCATCATCTACGAAGGTGCTGACGGCGTGGGTAAGACCACAGCTGTCAGCTTGACTGTTGAAGCACTGCACGCGGACGGTGGCACCGCAGTACTGCATCGTGGTCCACCTAAAGTGCATCCACTGCTTGAGTACACGTTGGACATTGAGATCCACACACTCGCAGATCCTGACATGCACATCGTCTGCGATCGTTGGCATTGGGGAGAGCTTGTGTACGGGCCGCTCTTCCGTGGTAAGACATCGTTCACAACGCAATCATTCGCAGCTGTGAACGAATACTTGTGGCAGCTGGGTGCACTCGTTTGTCTGATTGACGATCAAGAGCAAGCTGTGCGTGCACGTATCACGGAACGTGGTGACGATGCGCATGTGCTGCCGCACTTAGAAAGCGTGCTTGGCGCGTACCGTGATATGTACGATTCTTATCGCGTCGGCCCATACATGCCGCAATGCACAAAGATCGAAGGTATCCCAACAGCGGACACGGTTGCACGTGTCATTGAACACGCAAGGAGAACATATGCGGTTCGTCAGCGATGACATCCGAGACGACTACACCGACATCGTAAAGCACATACTCAAGTATGGTGAAGTACACGCGCCTCGAGGACAAGCGACGCGTGAGCTGCTGGATGTAAGCATTCAACTGCACAACCCAATGCGAGCACTCCCAATCGGTATTGGGCGTGGCCTCAACATGAAGATCGCGGCGGTTGAAGCGGCACAACTTATCGGCGGTGTCTGTGATCCCACAGCGATGCTGAATGCTTCGTCAGCGTTCAAGCAGTACATGGATGGTGGCACCTTTCATGGCGGGTACGGGCAACGCACACGTGGGCAAATCCCAATCGCGATCAAACGACTGCGCGGCGACCCGCACTCACGACAAGCTGTCGTGACATTGTGGGATCCACTGCACGACCTATTCACAGACGGGATGAAGGACTACCCGTGCACTGTTGCATTGCAGTTCATGATCCGTGGAGACAAGCTTCTTATGCACACGCACATGCGATCAAACGATGTGTGGCGCGGTCTCGCGTACGATCTCTTTGTGTTCACACAACTGCAACAGGTGATCGCGTCTGACTTGTCTCTTCGTGCTGGCACGTACTATCATCACGTCTCAAGTCTTCACTTGTACGAGACGGATGTGCCACTCGTTGAAAGCATGATCGACGCTTACGAGGAATCCACGCCAAATGCGACTGTGTACGAGACGGGTGCTCTTACAAAGAGAGGCACGCCGTACAGTACCGCCGCGGAGATCGCTCGCTTGTTGCTGAGCAAAGAGTTCTCACATACGCACGACGCGTATGTGCACGTCACAGAGGAGATGGCGCAATGGTACAGCAAGCAACTCTCATAAGATACACATGGGACGAAGTGTGGATGACAATGGCACACACGATCGGACAGCGGTCTCACTGCTCACGATCGCAATGTGGATGTGTCGTAGTCACACCTAAGAATGCTGTCGTAGCTGTCGGGTACAACGGCCCGCCAGCCGGGTGGTACTACGAACAAGACGAGCGCTGCGACGTATGGTGTCCGCGTGCTCGCACAGGTGGTGCCGCCGCGTATTACGACGACTGTGTCGCGTCTCACGCTGAGATGAACGCACTGATCCGCGGCTCACGCGCACGCTTTGAAGGTGGCACATTGTACGTGACACGCATGCCGTGTTTCACATGTGCAAAGAGCATCGCAAACAGTGGCATCGCACGTGTGGTGTACCGCCACAATGCTGAAGATGCAGACCGCGAACCAGAACGAAGCAAAGAGATGCTCGAAACGAGTGGCCTCGAGGTCATCACTTATGGGTGATGTTGACACAGATGTGCCTATCACATTTGTGGACGACACACATAAGCTGGGACAGTTCCTCACATGGCTGAACGAACGACGCACGTGCTTGGCTGTCGACACAGAGACGGAAGGACTTGAGTTCTGGAAGTGCGGCGTGCGCTTGATACAAGTGGGTGACGCACGTACTGGGTGGGCGTTCCCATGGCCGCATTGGGCTGGTCCAGCTCTTGCCGCGATCAGCGCATATGACGGGCCTATCGTTATGCACAACGCGAAGTTCGACACTGTGATGATCGAGCATCACGCGCCTTCATTCACAGTGCCGCGTGCGCAGCTGCATGACACGATGATCATGGGTCACCTCGTGTCGCCTCACACGTCCAAAGCTTTGAAGTCGTTGTGCACACAGCACATGGGCGCGTATGCATCATCACTGCAACGCGCACTTGATGAAGCGATGGCAAAGAACCGATGGACATGGGCCACTGTACCGATTGAGTTCCCGATGTACTGGGGATACGGATGCATCGATACCGTGCTAACAGCACGTTTGTACGACATTCTGCATCCACAAGTACAGTCAAGCTACGAAGATCTGTACGAGCTTGAAATGGCCACGATGCACATCGTCGCAAGCATGGAGAAACGCGGTGCACGGGTAGACCTCGCATACTGTGCTCGTGCACGTGATCAGCTTGGTGAGTTCATCGAGTCAGCGACACAGTGGTGTCTTGACACATATGGGTTTCGCCCAGGATCGAACAGAGAAGTGACGCGCCAACTGCTCGCTGATGGCGTGACGCTAACGAAGCGTACGAAGAGTGGCGACTGGGCTCTTGATGATGACGTGCTCTCAGGTCTTGAACTGCAAGGGAACGTCCTCGCAACGACGGTGCGTGGCGTGCGGAAAGCAACGAAAGTTAAGAGCACTTACTTTGACAACTTCATCACACTGCACGACAATGAAGTGCTGCACCCAAGCATCAATCAGCTAGGCGCACGTACTGGTCGTATGAGTGTCAACTCGCCGGCACTGCAGACGTTACCTCGAGGACCTATGGTGCGTGACGCCTTCATCGCATCTGATGACAATGTGCTTGTGATGGCCGACTCTGATCAGATCGAAATGCGACTGCTTGCGCACTTCTGTCGTGATGAAGGACTCATCACAGCGATCAACTCAGGTGACTTACACACAGACACAGCGCGTCGTGTGTACGGCGACATGAGCATCGGCAAGAAAGATCCGCGCCGGCAAACAGCAAAGAACGCCGCATTCGCGAAAGTGTACATGGCTGGTGTGGACAAGTTCGCCGCAACCGCAGGTGTGAGCATCGAAGAAGCACGCACGTTTCTTAGCGAGTACGATCGGCAGTTCCCTGGTGTGAAAGCATTTCAGAAGCACGTCGATGCTGTCGCGCAACAGCGATTCATCGAAGAGAGACAAGCATACGTGACCGCGCCTACAGGACGTAAGCACGTTGCTGACGATGTGCGCACCGCGTATAAGCTTGTGAACTACCTCATACAAGGCACAGCGGCAGATGTGCTCAAGATGCAGCTGCGGAACCTAGACCTTGCCGGCCTCGGTCCATACATGACGCTGCCAGTGCACGACGAGGTCGTGTTTGACATTCCACGTAGTGAAGTAAGCGAGCTCATCCCGGTCATCTCACAAGCGATGAACATCACCGAAGGATGGGCGGTGCCGATCACCGCTGGAGTAGATGGACCGTATGAGCGATGGGGAGACAAGTACCGTGAGTAACGAATGGACGATTCACAAGGGCGAGAACACACTCACAACGAGTGGGTGCATGATCGCTGTCGATCCTGGCAAGACGACAGGCATCGCGATGTGGGATCTTGAAGTGGGCAGCGCGCCGTACACCGCGCAGCTAAGTGTTGACGAGTTCTTTCAGTGGGTACGTGACACGCTTGTGGATGGGCACCTCACGCACACCATCGTATGTGAGAGTTTCGTCATTTCGCAGCGCACTGTGAAAGGCACCAGCCAGACATGGTCCCTAGAGCATATCGGGCTTCTAAAGTGGGCTGCGTGGTTGCGACAGCACGACATAACGCTGCAAGCGGCAAGCGCTGCAAAGCACATGGTGCCTAATGATCGATTGCGTGAAGTAGGCTGGTACGTCCCAGGCCGTGACCACGCGAACGATGCGTTACGACATATGCTTGTGCACGCAGTCCGACGTGGTGTCATCACGTTGTAGGTATTGCATCGGTGTGCGGTACTATTCGTCGCAAGCCAGCAAGTGGCTCATGATGAAGGAGACAGCATGACCGTTACAGCAGAGATAAGTGAACGAGGAGACATCGTCCTCCTCAGCGAGTTCCGAGACAAGGATCTCATCAAGACGCTCCCAGGCGTAAGGTGGGACGCCACTGACAAAGTGTGGCGAGCACAGCGCTCTTGGGCGTTCTGTAAAGCAATGCGTGGAGTGTTCGGTGATCGTCTTGTGATCGGCGACCGTCTTCGTGAATGGGCGTACGAACACCGCCATACGTTCATCGATCCCGCGATGCAGTTGCGCACAGCGCTTGATCATGAAGTCATGGGTGAGTACGAGCCGCGCCTCTTTGACTTTCAACGAGCAGGTGTTGCGTTTCTTGCACACGATGAACGAGCACTGCTTGGTGATGAGATGGGCAGCGGTAAGACGGTGCAAACGATCGTCGCTCTTCGTTGGGCGAACGAACACAAAGGTGCTGCGCTCCCGGTACTCATCGTGTGTCCGAACTCAATGAAGCGGACATGGGAACGAGAGCTGAACACATGGTGGCCTGGCTTGCGCATTGGTGTCGTAAGCGGTGGCGCGACACAACGTCGCAAAGTGTTTGACGATTGCCGCGCTGGTGACCTTGATGTCGCGATCATGCATTGGGAGATCGCTCGTCTGCATTCGCGTCTCGCTCCGTATGGGAGCATCGCACTTAGTGACAAGGACAAGGAAACGAAAGAGCTCAACCTTGTGCCGTGGGCGTCGATCATCATGGATGAAGCGCACAAGCTCAAGAACCCGAAGAGCCAACAGACACGCGCAACATGGGCTGTGTGTCGTCAAGAGAGTGTTCGTTACAAGTACGCTCTCACTGGCACGCCGATCGCGAATGCACCTCATGACATGTGGGCGCTCTTGCACGGGCTTGCACCTGAGGAGTGGCCAAGCAAGACACGTTTCGTTGACCGCTATTGCCTGCAATCATGGAATGCGTTCGGCGGTCTTGACATCATCGGCTTACGCCCAGACACAGCGGAGGAGTTCTACTCCGTCGTAGACCCATACTTCCGTCGCATGCCGAAAGCGCTTGTGCTTTCGCATCTCCCACCGATCATGCGAGAGACGCGGTACATCGAGATGAGCGCAAAGCAGCGCGCCGCGTATGAAGAGATGGCAACATCAATGATCGCGCGTCTTGAGAACGGCGACACGATCATCACAACGAATCCGATCGCACAGCTCACGCGTCTCGTCCAGTTCTCAAGTGCGTACGCTGAGTTGAACGAGCAAGGTGACGTACGTCTTGCGGCACCATCCAACAAAGTGGATGCACTCGTTGATTTCATGGATGACGTTGGCGCACAAGAGAGCGTCGTTGTGTTCGCGCAATCACGTCAGCTTGTTCTCCTCGCGCAAGAAGCGCTTGAGAAGAACGGCGTCAAGACCGCACTGATCATCGGTGGGCAGACTGACATTGAACGGCAGCAAGCGATTGACTCGTTTCAGAACGGCAGCGTGCAAGTCATCTTGTGCACAGTGCAGGCAGGTGGCGTAGGCGTCACACTGACACGTGCTCGCATCCTCGTCTTCTTACAACGAGACTTCTCACTCGTGAACAACGTGCAAGCTGAAGCACGTGTACACCGCATCGGTAGTGAAGTGCATGAAAGCGTGCTCATCATCGACTTCGTTAGTGAAGGCACAGTCGATTCGCATATCATCGACGTCCTCGTTACGAAGCAAGATCGTCTTGAAGAAGTTGTCCGTGATCGTGCTACACTCGCGTCACTGCTTGGCGCAGGATCACGCAAGACGAAAGCAAAGCCAAAGACAAAGAAAGGACAGGTGTGACGATGCCAGTACGCGACGGAAGCGTTAGGTACATCACAAACTCTGAGCTTCAAACATTCAAGACGTGCAAGCGCAAGTGGTGGCTTGCGTACTGGAGACGGCTCACTCCACTGCGAGAAGACGTCACTGGCGTGCGCAGCATCGGAACTCGACTGCATCTCGCACTCGCGGCACGTTACACACCAGATGGCACCGAGGCTGATGCACTTGTAATGCTCTCAGACAGTTACGCTGCCGATCTGGTACGGCTCAATGATTTAGGGCAGTACAACGAGGCAGAGGAGCTCATGAAAGATCGCGATCTTGCGATCACGATGCTTGAGGGGTACTTCGACTGGACCGCTGAAGAAGGCGCCGATGTTGGCATCGAAGTGTACGCAACTGAAGACGAGATCAGTGCGGAGCTTGCTGGTGTCACGGACGCGAGCACAGGTGCGCCTGTGTCACTGCTTGGCCGTCTTGATGCGCGGTTCATACGAGAGATCGACGGCGCACGCATGTTCTTGGATCACAAGACTGTCGGTTCGTTCTCACAAGCGACAGCCACTCTTCACATGGACGAGCAGATGCTGATGTATCACTTACTTGAGATCCTTGACGGGATGCGCGATGGCACACCCTTTGAAGAGGTTCCTCGTTGTGATGGTGGCGTGTATAACATGCTCCGTCGTGTGAAACGATCGTCTCGCTCAAAGCCCCCGTACTACGGACGTGAAGAGATTCGGCACAACGTGCATGAGCTCCGATCGTTCTACTTCCGTACGATGCGAACAATCGCTGACATCATGCAGTTGTCAACGATGCTCGCACGCACGCCGCTCGAGGAACAGCACACGCTTGCGTACCCACGTCCGTCACGTGACTGTGTGTGGTCGTGCGATTACTACATGGCGTGCCCACTCTTTGATGATGGCTCCCATGTTGAAGGGCTTCTTAACACTGCCTTCGTGAACTACGATCCACTTGCACGGTACGCTGACAACACAAGCGATCTCAACGAAGGAGAGACGGTATGACAACGCAAGGACCGGGAGTATGCTTTCTTATTCATGGTGAAAGCAAGGTCGGCAAGACATGGCTTGGCGCAAGTGGCCCACGCCCAGTGCTGTTCCTCGATGCAGAAGGCGGCACACGCTTCCTTCCGTACAACACAGTGCAATGGGATGGGCTTAGTGAGCCGCCGACATATGATGGGTCATGGGAAGTGTGCATCGTCCCAGTGAGGAACTTCAACACGATGCAGTCCACGTATCAGTGGCTCAACTCAGGCAAGCACCCGTTCAAGACGGTTGTGATCGATTCACTTAGTGAAGTACAGCAGCGGTGTGTGGATGGCATCGCTGGTCAGAATCAAATGACGCAACAGAACTGGGGCGACCTGCTTCGGCAAATGAGTGCTCTCGTTCGCTCATTCCGTGATCTCGTCACGCATCCCACAGCACCTCTTGGTGCGGTTGTGTTCATCGCAATGACACGTGAGTTGAACGGGAGAAAGATCCCGTATGTGCAAGGACAGCTTGGTGTGACACTGCCCTACTACATCGATGTCGTCGGGTACGCGTTCACGCAAGTAGGTGAAGACGGCAACGTACACCGTCGCTTGCTTGTCTCGCATCATCCAACTTTCGACGCGGGAGACCGCACAGGACGCTTAGGTGACGTCGTAGACGCGCCTGACGTAACACAAATGCTCACCACGATTCACATGAAGGAGAACAGAGCACAATGAGTATGAACTGGAACGACTTGCTGCAGCAGGCATCTGATGGAGGCACGTACGAGGCATTGCCTGATGGGCAGTACCACGTCAAAGTCACAAGTGCCGAAGCAAAGAACTCGACGACGGGCAAGCCGATGATCGTCACGAAGTTCCAAGTGCTGGCCGGCCCGTTCGCTGGCCGTCTTGTGTGGAACAACTTCGTCATCACACAAGACAACCCGAACGCGCTTTCATGGTTCTTCAAGAACATGGGCGTCATGGGTTTGGATCACAACTTCTTTGCGATGAACCCATCGCTTGAAGCGACCGCAGCCGCGCTGATCGACAAGCAGTGCATGGTCACGCTGACGCAGAAGACATGGAACAACGAAGTGCGAAATGAGGTCAAGAGCATCGCGTCTGCTGTGGGCAATGCAATGCACACCGCTGCACCTGTTGCGCCTGCTCCTGCGGCCGCACCCGCGCCTGCTCCTGCTCCTGTGGCTGAGCCCGCACCTACCACTACGGCAGCCGAGGCCGCAGCACCCAACGTGCAGCCGCCTTCTGTTCCGTTCTGACATGCTCCTCCGACGATCAACGTCGGGCGCCATCGTCGTCCAGCTTGGTGAGCACATCATCAAGCTGGGCGACGGCGAGGTGGGCGCACGTGTCGGTGAACAAGCGGAATGGCTTCACGCTGTTCGTGGCGACGGCATCGTGCCAGTGACGATGCTAACAAGCAACGCGTACGTGATGCCTGTACTCAACGACTGGCAGCCGCCGATCGTTGCGCGAGACTTGTGGGATCGACTCACGCATCTTCTCGAGACGTGGGTGTGGTCACGCCCGCCCATGCACACTGGCGAAGGCATGTACCCGATGCAACACAAGCTCACGCGGTGCCGCGCGGCTCTCTTACACGATGGATCATCGCTGCTGGATCTCGCGTCCCAGCTGATGCACGATGTTGACTGGCACATGCTGCCGAGGTGTCTCACGCATGGAGATCCAACATTCGCAAACACAATGTGCGATACGCACGGCGAGCTTGTGCTGATCGATCCACTCCCATCTACATGGGATGTGCCAGACATCCGTGCGAAGGACATCGGCAAGCTACTGCAGACAAGCATGGGCTACGAACGTGAGATCTTGGGTCAAGACTTTGGACTCATAGATCCGTTCTGGGCGCAAGACTTGTGTATGAGCAGCAATGAGTGGCGCGCCGCAAAGTTCTTCGGCGTGTTACACATCATACGACTGATCCCTTACGTTGCACGTGAGGGCAAGAACAGAGAGTGGGCTACACATGCCGCAGAAACCATTGCTCGTTTGTGATCTTGACGGGACGTTGTTCGATACGAAGCACGCTGTGATCGTCGCATATGGCGAAGCAGGTGTTCAAGCTGACCGCGTGCTTGAGCACTGGGGTCAGCCGTGGAACACTTGGTGTTCGATCAGCGAGCACTCTGAGAAAGTGAGACGGTACCGCAGCGCGTGTGATGATGCTGTCGCGACACCAGCATTGCCGGCGCTGACAGTCATGCGTGAATGGCGTGATGCGGGTGACCACATCGCTGTCATCACAAGCGCAAGTCTTGAAGCTGCATCAGCGTTGCTTGAACGTGAAGGTGTACTTGATGATGTGACGGTCTTTCGGTGGTCACGGTCGTTGAGTCAGAAGTGTGAGGACATCCAGCGGCTGATCAGCGTTGACGAGTACGACGTCATCTACATCGACGATGATGAGCGAGTCGCGCCTTCAATGCCGCTAGACGCATCGTTCATTATGTACTGTGGTCAGAATACCGATGAGCTTAGGGAGGACGTTGAATGGACACGATCATTCTTGCAGCAGGCGAGAACGTAAGGCTGCAAGCGGCGGGCATACCGCCAGGAAAGAAGCCACTGCTGTACCGTGAAGGTGAGGTGCTCGTACGTCGCTTGTGTCGTCAAGCACTTGAGAACGCAAGCAGGTTCTCACCAGGATCACGGCTCGTCGTGGTAACGAACCCAAGTAACACAGACGACATCGCGTTCGCCACACGGGAGTTCAGCCCACGCATTGTCGTACAGCTGGATGCCATCGGACCGACACACGCAGTCGACTTGGGTCTTGAAGTAACAAAGAGCCACAGCATCATGCTCCTCATGGCTGACAACTTCATCAAGCACTGGCGCACGAACCACGGCTTCGCTCCTAGTGTGTGTGTCACCACATCAGATGATCACGCACTGCATCCTATCGACACTGATGGGTTCTTCACTGATGATCAGCACTCCCGCATACGATGGCTTGGGCCGCTGACGTTTCACAAAGAGATGTACACGCTTGAAGCAAAGAGCTGGCTTGAAGCATTTGACAACATCCAGTTCACGATGCACGAGCAGGATGGCATTGAGGATATGGGAGTGCTGCCGTGAAGATCGCTTATGGGAAGATCGGTCGATCGTTCAACCTTGACCGCGCAAACATGTCCACACTCGGCGGCGACGTCGATGTACTCAACGAGCTTGAGCGACTCGCACACATGTTTCCAAACGATGAGATCGTCATCGTCAGTCGTAACACTGGTGAGCACCCACAGGCTGTGGGCCTGCCACAGAACATCGTGAACGTATGGCACGATGCGGACAACGTTCGGCAAGAGATGCTGCGCCATAAGCGCGTGATCGACAAGATGAATGTGCAACGGGAGTACACACGTCCACACTTCCTCAACGCTGATGCAATCGTAATGTGGGTTGGGCAGCACGGCACTTCAAACGTACCGATCCCAAACGTCGGGACTGACTGGGACGATAACGTGCTAACGAATCCACAGGACTCATTCCTAAACTACGTCGGCTTCATCACGCTTGGGATCAACGAGTGGCGCGATGCGGTCGATGGCCAGCGTGAAGAAGCATGGCTGCTTCCTGACGTGAGGAACTACTTCAAGGGTCGTGACCTCAAGTGGCCGCTTCGTGAGCCTATGCTTGCGCAGTACGACAAGGATCATCAAGCGAAGTTCGAACGGTGGCTCGACCCACGCTCACCTGAAGAGCTTGGCTTTGATGCTGTGTGGGAGCACAGCGTATGGGTGACCACTGTGCAGCAACGGTACGCAGGTGTTGAGCTTGCCGCGATCACGAACCCAGCCGTGCAATCGATGCCAAGCCTTGATGGGCGTGTACCGTTCGGAATGCTCATCAACGAGAACGCGAAAGACCGCAAACCGACGAGGCTAGACGTGTTGACTGAATGGGTGGTACTACCAGGCATTCCGATGGCAAACGTGCACGGTACGTGGTCTGAGAGATCGTTGCGGATGCTTGGTGTTGACATCCAGCCGCTACCTCACGCTGAAGCAATGCATGCGATGGGTACGTGGCGGTCAACGTTCACAACGCCGGCAAGCGGCAGTGGGTGGGCGACCGCAAAGCCGTGGGAAGCTTTCCTCATGGGTACGGTGTGTTTCTTTCATCCAAAGTACGACGAGCAAGACCACATCCTCGGCCAACTGCAAGAAGACGAGAAGCCACTGTACGACTGGCTGCGCGTGAAGACTCCAGACGATCTGAAGAAGCGCGTCGCTGCGGTGGCGTCGAACGACGACACGTACTTGTGGTTGGCCACGACACAACGTCGATTCCTCGAGCGAGTCTTCACGCAGGACACACTCGGCAATACACTACGTGATCGCATCCTTCAGCAAAGTAAGGTTCAGATGCATGACTGACGACATGCTTGCTGACATCTTCAAGCACCAACTTGACTTGCAAGTTCAGCGCTTCCGCGACCCAAGTCAAATGGCGCGGGATGACGCGCTGGAGTTCATCTTGTGGAACGTTGTTGCATGCACTGACGAACTTCACGAAGCACTGAACGAAGTCGGATGGAAGCCATGGGCATCAGCCCGTCACATTAATCGCAACGAGTACGTCGGTGAGCTTATCGACGCGATGCACTTCATCGTGAACTTGTGTCTTGTGGTTGGTGTCACACCCGAGGAGTTCCACGCACGGTACCTCTCAAAGAATGAGAAGAACCATCGCAGGCAACTTGAGGGGTACACAGGAGAGAAAGACGCACAAGGTCGCGAGATCGACTGACACACATAAGAAGGAGTGTTGATGGACGCGATCGACTGCCAGTCGTTTGCTGGTGGATTCACAATGGGCACAGTGCAGGCTGGCTTCACACTTGTAGGGAAACGTGAACTGCCTGGCGCATTTGGCATCTCGTCATGTGAGGCGAACCGACACTTGCTTGGCGACGACTGGGAAAGCCAAGTCAGTCAGTGGCAAGAATGGGAGCCACGTCAAGTGCCATACGTCTTCGGCAACCCGCCATGCAGCGGGTTCAGTCTGATGAGCGCATCTCACTTTCGTGGGATCGACTCACCAGTGAACTCGTGCATGTTCGCGTTCGTCGAGTTCGCTGCACGCTGTAAGCCGTACATGACAGTGTTCGAATCCGTGCAACAAGCATACACACAAGGGCGGCCGCTGATGCAGAACTTGCGTGCTGTCATGGAAGCTCGCACTGGTGAAGAGTGGACATTGACGCATGTGCTGCACAACGCGATTGCGGTAGGTGGTGCGGCGATCCGCCGACGATACTTCATGGTGCTGCACCGCATCCCATTTGGCGTGGAGCCGCTTGACCCACGACCTATGCCTAGCCTCGAGGACGCCATCAGCGACTTGCGTGGGCTAAAGCTGCAGTGGACGGACCAGCCATACGCACACAAGCCAAGCAGTGAGTGGGCGTCCTATCATCGTCGTCAAGATGGCCTCGTCGACGGCCACTGGACACGAACGAACTCGCCGAACATCCAACGGGCACGTGACCTCACAGTTCACGCCGACCCTGTGCGTGGTGTCGAATGGAAGTCTGGGATGACGATCTCCCAAGTGGCACAAGCGTACTACGCAAAGAACGGGACGCTGCCTGACCTTTGGGAGAAGTGGCATCCAGTGCAGAAGTGGTTGGACAACGACTGGCACATGGGCTTCCATCAGCTTTGTCGTTGGCACGCGGACCGACACGCACGTGTCATCACTGGCGGCGGATCGCAGCTGGTCCTCAACCCTTGGGAGTTCCGCCCATTGACACTTCGTGAATGCGCTCGCATTCAAGGGTTCCCGGACGACTGGCGCATTGCACCGCTTGAGACGGTCAGCCACGCACCAATGCTTTGGGGGAAAGGCATCCCAGTGCAGTGCGGACGGTGGATCAGTACGTGGGTGCGTGAGTCACTTGAAGGCTGGCCGGGCTGGGACACTGGCGAGCAGATCGGCGAGCGGGAGTTCTTGATCGATCACACGAACGCGATCCCGTACGACTACCGCACCGCGGCAGCCGCAACGCTCGCGTAGTCGTCGTCATTCGACTCGTCAGTCGAGCCCACGGTTCCACGCCCACAAGCGTCTCCCTGTGATGTGAAGAGCGCGTGCCATTTGGGCGCGAAACTCGTCACATTCAGAAAGATTGATCGAATCTTGATAAATGGGAGAAAGCTCCTGGTAGATGCACTGTGTCACACGTCATTTCGCACGATAAACGTGTGCTTTCGAACACTGAGGTTGTCAAACTGCCCAAACCCGAGATAACGTGACCACGTCACGCAACATCGACATAGCCGGTCCGGGGTAGTCCAAATACGGCCCCCAAGTTGGACGCTGGCACTGATCCTTGACAACCTAGAAGATTGGGAAGCCCCCAAGGCAGCGGATGTAATGAGTCCGCCCGGAAGGCTAAGCTGACGATCACCTCGCTTGCGAGCCAGAGACCGGCTGAACCCAACCTTGAGCGGATAAGCTGAACCTGCTCTTGGGACCCAGGCACCCAGTCTTCGCAAGATTCACAAGTCCTCCTCCTTCAATCGAAACGAGCGGTGCGGTGCAAGCCGCACTGCTCGTACACTTGGCCTTGCCGCCCAGGTGCTGATGAGATAGGCACTACGAAGGAGGACAACACAATGACTACCGTCATCGCCGTTCACGATGCACCGGCCAGCTTCCGCAAAGACTACGGGTTGCTGTACAGGTCGGGTAAGTATCGGATGCACGGCAGAGGATTGCACAACCCGCACCACCCACACGTCGTGGAGGTGTGGTCGAACACCGGCCGACCCGATGGGTTCGGCGGATACATCGATCCATCCGGCAAGTCAACGACTGACGAGATCAGTGTGCTGATCTCAGCAAAGTCGGTGGTGATCGACGGACGCACTCGCCTCACGTATGAGGGTGACCTCACAATCGGAGATGAGATCGAAGTCGATCTGACCGATGGCCGTACGATCACCGGAACGATCGTGGCCCGACCACTCGCCGACCCAATGCTCATCATCGACGGCATCTGGCCGTCGGTGTTCAACGACTGACGAAACCGGCCGCAAGGCCGGTCCACGGGAATCTGGCCTACCCGTGCTGATGAGTCAGGCCACTACGAAGGAGGACAACGCAATGCCTATCCACATGAACACCACGACCACGGTTGCCCATCTTACGATCGGTGACACCGTCGAAGGTATCGGAACGGTTCAAACGATTAGGCGGCTCAACCGCAATGCTGATGTCAAGTTCATCGACATCGACAAGCCGCGCCGCTGGTCGCTCGACAAGGAAGTCATCATCGTTCGTGCAGTGCAAACTTGGCAAGAGAAGCTCAGCGCGGCTGCCGATCATCTCGGCCACCACACTGACGGCATCATGCTCTATGTCGAGGATGCCATGGCCTGCTCCACCCGCATCAAGTGGGCGGAGAAGCTTGCCACTGGCAACACGAACGAAATGCTCCGCACGCTGAGCTGGGACAATGAAGCGATGCTGATCGAACTGCAAGTCGAAGTCAAGCTTCAGTACCTGGGTCGGCTGATCGAGAACCGCAAGGAAGGCGATGAGTTCCACGAGATCATCGCGCAGTTCCTCGACACCATGACCGAGGATCTGGTTGACTGGAGGCCGGGGCGTTCCACCTCGCTCTCCAGCAATCTCGTCGACGACGCTGAGCGTGCCGCCATGCGGTACATCGTCAAGGAGATGAATGAAGTCGCGAACTTCCGCTTCGCCCTTGCACGTCTCAACAAGATCATCGCCGCACTGCCGCAGGACACGTCGTTGCCGTTCGATCCGAACGCCATCGACAACTGACGAAACGAGGCCGCAAGGCCTCGTCCGTCGGGTTGGCATCCCGACGCTGATGAGTCTGCCACTACGAAGGAGGACAACACCATGTTCGAGATCATCTCCCGCGTCGACAACGACAACCTCGGAATGACGATCATCACGATCTCCAGTCCGAACAACCGCGGCTGCTTTACGCTGGTCAGCCATGCTGATGGGTACGATCAGTTGACGAACCCGTTCGGGCAAATCTTCGACCTGTCGCAGGACTGGTCGACACTGCCCATCGCCATCCAAGAGCTGGCGCTCTGGATCGTCGAGCACATCTGACGAAACGGCCTTCGGGCCGTCCGTTGGGAATGGCCACCCAACGCTGATGAGTCAGGCCATATCGAAGGAGGACATCATGAACAAGTCGACGCATCCATTTCGCCTGGGTCGTAAGATGAAGCCGACGCTTAAGCATCGCCCAGCAATCTGGGAGTGCATGCTTGGCACGGTCTACGCCATGAACGATGAAGGTGAAGTCAAGTATTTCGACTACAAGTGGGACGACGCTGTCGAGTTCGCCGGCGTCACTGAGGACCGCGATCCTCGGGTGTTCCGCTGTCTTCGTGTGTACGCGGCTGCGAATCAGCCACGACCCAAGCAATACGTGCTGTACGTTACACGCTGACGAAACGGCAGGTGCACTTCTAGTGCACCTGCTGTCCGGGGTAGTTGGCAACTACCCCGCTGATGAGTCAAGCCATATCGAAGGAGGACAACGTCATGAACAACGATCCCAACCACAACCCGACCGGCGAGAGCTGCTCCGAGTGCGGTGCGGTGCAGTACTTCGTTCCTGGGTACCTCACCGAGGACCGTGTCAGCGGCAAGAAGTACTTCACTGTGAGTCGTCAGACCCACCACGAAGAAGCTTGCCCGACGCAGCAGGTCGCGATGATCGCAACCCATGTTCGATTGCTCGCACATCCGTTCACCGGGCCGTCCGGGTTGAGTGACGCGGACCGCAAGATGCTGGCGGAAGTCGCCGACATGCTCGAGCGGTACTGCGCCGACTGATGCACTGACGAAACGTGCGCCGAGGTCACTCGGCCACGTCCACAGGATATGACCACCCTGTGCTGATGAGTCAGGTCAATGAAGGAGGACACGATGCAAGATGCATCTATTGACATCCCGATCGAATCGCTTATGCTGTTCGCGCTTATCGCGTATCCGCTAAGCACCGACCATCGGGTGCCACACATCACACAGCTTGTGTGCAAGGTCATGTGGGAAGAAGCCACGCGCACCGCATTGCACTGGGCTGGCCACCACTACTTGCGTAAATGCACGATGTGCACGTACGGGCACTAGAGTCGAAACCCAGCCACTTGCTGGGTCCGACGGACTTCGCCACCCGTCGCTGATGAGACAGGCGATTCTTTGAAGGAGGACACATGACAGAGAACAGTGACAAGCGTGAAGCCATGATCAGCAAGATCACCGCACTGCTGAGCAAGGCAGAGGACAAAGGCTGCACGCCCGAGGAGTCTGAAGCGTTCTTCGCGAAGGCTCAAGCACTGATGACGAAGTGGGCGATTGACGAGCAGATGCTCAAGATCAGCGGCAAGCAACTTGACGACAAGATCGTGACCATCCGCGTGTCGATTCCATCGACCTACTTCGCCGCACTCATCCACTTGTGGGATCAAGTTGCTCGTTCGAACGACTGCATCGTCTTGCAGTCGAAGCACGGGAGCAACTGCAAAGTGGTCCTCACTGGCTACGAGTCTGACGTGACGACGGTTCAACTGCTCGTCACGTCGCTGACGCTGTTTGCACAGCGTGAAGCGCAACGAGAGTCGAAGGCCAGTGGCGGCGACTACTACTTCCGCCGATCGTTCATCCAAGAGTTCGCTTGGCGTATCGGTGCTCGGCTCAAAGAGCAGCGTGACTTGAACATCAAGGAAGTGAAGGATGCCACAGGTCAGGACCTCTTGCCGGCGCTCGTCAGCAAGAAGGACGCTGTGAAGGACCACATGGCTCAGAACTTCCACATCGGCAAAGCACGTGGAGGTGCGCAGCGGTCCGACATGGCAGGTGCACAAGCAGGTCGAGCGGCGGCGAACCGCGCTGACATCGGGAACTCCCGAGTCGGTAGCGGTACGCGCGGTGCTCTGGGCCGTTGACGAAACGTTCTGCACGTCCTAGACGTGCGGAACGTCTGGTTGGGCTAGCTACCCAATCACTGACGAGTCAAGCTATCGAAGGAGGACATACAATGCGTTCAATGAAGGCACCAACGAACCCGTCGTCGTCGACGTGGTTCCTTGCTGACCCCGACGGTCTCGGCATTCAAGCGAAGTGCGACTGGGGGTCGTGCAGCGATCCGGCCACTGTCATCAGCATCGCGATGTTGGGCAGCACGCACGCAACCGTTGAGGTGCGTCCGTTCTGCGCCAAGCACGCGAAGATGAACGAGATGATCGGCCATCGTCACGCTGTGACGTACGTGCCGCAACCGCCCACCAAGGACTGAGTCGAAACCCGACGAGAGTCGGGTCGCAGGGAATCACTCGCCTACCCTGCCTGACGAGACAGGCGACAATGAAGGAGGACATCACATGAGCACATCACCTATCCCTGAAGTGCAAGTGCTTGAGCATCTGCTCATTCACGGCCCAAGCAAGGTCACTGTCTTGAAGACAGCGGCCAACCTCAGCGAGACGTCAACACGTAAGCTGATGGACCGCCTGTGCCGTGAATCGAAGGTCATCAAGGACGGCCCGTTCTTCAAGCTCAACGAGCAGACGAACAGCGGTTCGAACTTGGGAGAAGCACGACGTGCTGCTGTGACAGATCGTGATCAGCAAGTGCGCGCTCTGTTTGGCGAGCTTGCTGCCGACGAGACAGCTTCACGTGACAAAGTTGCAAGCATGCTCAAGATGCCAGGCAGCTTGGCGTACTTGAGCATCTACCGCTTGCACAAGCAAGGTGTACTTGAGCGTGTGCACGTTGGCAAGCGTGCTCCAGAATGGCGCTGCGTTCGACATTCTGATTGAGCAAGCAATACCTGCGGCGAAACGGTTTGCGAGCATCTAAAGTGCTTGCAGACCGTCCACCAGGCCTAGCAATCTGGTGCTGATGAGCCAGCTACGACATAGAAGGAGGACCCATGCCAAGCATGGACACATTCACGTTGATCACGACGGACTACTTGTTCTGGTTGAACCGTCGCGCAAAGGACGCCCGTTACGGTCGAACGCTGTCACAAGCGTTCTCGCACAAAGTGAAACCGACCGGGTTGCACACCGTCATCCACAATCATCTTGTGGATGTTGACGTGGTGCGATGCGTTGTTCTTGTGTCGATCGACGGTGCACAAGTACCAGTGCACGCCACGTTGGACGTCTCGTACCCAGACTTCTTCACACTGCCGCGTTTCACACACGATGAATGCGGCAAAGTGATCCTCTGCCCACGTAAGAAGCTGACCCGTCGTCAGCGACACCAATGGGCAACGATCGCTGACTGGGTCAACACGAGCGAAGACAAGTAAGCGAAACGTCGTCACTCACTTGAGTGGCGACGTCCTCGAGGAGTTCACCGACCTCGGGCTGATGAGCTAGGTGTAATCGAAGGAGGACACATGTCAAGCATCATATGTGGGTCGTGCAAAGAGACCCACGCAAGCGTCACTGCGGTGAAAGAGTGCTACGGCATATCGCTCACCGCGAACGACGACACACACGCAGTGCACGCACGCGTTCCTAACGGGTTCTACACCATCGTCTTCAACGAAGCCGATGATGATCGAATCACACTGCGCGTTCGTGATCACTGGAACCCAGACAACGGCCAACGCGGCTGGCGTGTTGTGGACTACTTGTCCGGCCCTGATAACGAAAGGGATTACACGGGCTTCGCGTTCATCCAGTCCAGTACACATAAGTGGTCGATCTGGAAGCGGTTCAAAGACAACGGGCGTCTCGCGCATGCGCTTGAAGTCCTGCATCGCGACCCTGATGAAACGGGCATGGCTTACGCGCTTAAAGCGTCTCGCTGTCGACGCTGCGGTCGTAAGCTCACTGTGCCCGCGTCTGTGAATCAAGGATACGGCCCAGAGTGTGTGAACAAGATCACGTACTGATATGACGAAACGAGTACTCGTCACAAGACGAGTGCTCGTCAGTGTAGGGTGACCGCCTACGCTCTGAAGAGTCAGGTCATTCGAAGGAGGACAGATCATGAGCATGTTCCCAACAGCTCACAGCACCATCTACCGTAACGATGCGGGTGAGGTCATCGGCTGGAGTGACGAAAGTTACTATGAGCCGGAGTACAACGACAGCCCGTACGACGATTACTACGACGATGAGGATGTGTGACAATGGACTACGAAGTGAACCGCAAAGCACTAGGTATGTCACGTCAAGAGATCGCTGATCTCGCAGGCGTGACTGTGGGTGCAGTGGCGTCGATCGAAGCTGGGCGCGGCTCCCGCGACAAAGCGGCTGAAGAGAAGATCCACAAGGCACTTGACCTGCTCATCAATCCGAACACGAAGACTGATGCAGGGCATACGCCTGGTGCGTTCAAAGAGCGAAACCTCAAGCTCTATGAAGAGGCGCATCCGACGTGGACGATCGCGTACGAATACATGGGTCTCGCATCGCAATCACGCTTCACAGTTCAGGGTGAAGATGGCGTGTTCGTATTCGTACGTATGGTGACGAACCACAACGGCGTGCAATGGATCGACTGCTACGGCGGTGAACGTAACTACCCTGACCACGCACGAAGCTTCGCACTCTCACGTGTGAACCCGATGTGAGGAGTGACTTGTGAATCTTGGGTTGTGCATCACGCTCTGTGCTCACGCACAGAGCGTGTGTGCGTTCTGACGTGCGAGTGTTCATTGAAGTACAATGCTTATTCACGAAGGAGGACACATCATGCAAACATTCTTACCCTACGAAGACTTCAAGCAGTCAGTACGTGTGCTTGATCGACAACGTCTCGGCAAGCAACGCGTCGAGGCTTACCAGATCATTCGCACACTGCTTGCCGGCGCCGACGTTGGCTGGGCCAACCATCCAGCTGTTCGAATGTGGCGTGGGCACGGTGTTGCATTGCTTGCGTACTTGCTTGACACGTGTGACGAGTGGACGTCACGCGGGTACAAAGACAGTGTGCGCGACAAAGCACTCGACGAAGTCAGTGCGAAGCTTGGCATGGACCGTGACGGTCTTGAAGGGCTAGCGCATCAAGACATCATCGCTGGACAAACTGGTGCCTCGTACGGCGGCCTACCGCTCTGGCTTGGCAACGAAGAGCTGCACGCGTCTCACAGGAGTAACCTCTTGCGTAAAGCACCACTCTGGTACGGGCAGTTCGGCTGGACTGAACCTGATGACCTGCCGTACATTTGGCCCGTGCCAACATCACACACATCTCCTACCCACAGTCACTCGCATACCGCAAGTGACGCACCCACACAAGAAAGTGAACCACCCATCATGGAAACTGACATGATCACCACTGACAATGATGCTCCCGCTCCGCGCGTTGCACCAAGCAGCCCAAGCAATATGAATCGTGAGCAGACGATCGATTCACTGCGCGCTGCTGGGTACGACGGGCCGGTCTCGTACAGCAAGTCGCGCTTGCTTGAGATGCTCTCGATCGTCAAGAACGGTGGCACGATCGAATCGCCCAAGCGTGGTCGCAAAGTCACGGCCGACTCGAGCGCTGATCTGGGAAACTGACGACCCGCGTAAAGCGGGAGCCAACGCCAAAGACAGCGAAGAAGTCGAAATGGGGCCGTGTGCGCGACGAGCACACACCGGACCCTCGTCACGCGTTGCGTTCAGCGGAAGGAACGCGAGTCGGCATGTACGACCTAACGATCATGCCGACAGCGCGATTGACACACGCACTGAAGACGCAGACGGGCGACACGATCACAGTCACAATCCCAGGGCAACCGAAAGCGATTACGATCTCCCGGACCTCAGCGGAATACGTGACGCACTTGAAGTCCTCAGGGACGGCTTATGCCGACTGATTCCTGATGAGCTTGCGCGCAAGCGCATTGACTTCTTCAACGAACAAGCACCGAGAAACGTTGCTCGCGCTGCAGCTGTGTGCAAAGAGTGCACGCTGCAGCGTGAGTGTCTCTCGTTCGCTGGCACACGTGAGTACGGCATCTGGGGCGGACTCACGCGTAGCAAGCGCATCAAACTTCAGCGCCGCGGTGGGACACATGGACGATGCCCACAGTGTGGCAGCTTAGACACGTACCCAAAGAACGGCGTGATCACGTGCGGTGAATGTGCGACTGCTTTATGAGCATCGCCGTTGTACCGTTAGTGCTTATGCAAAGAAAGAGGACACATGACACGTGAGTTCGATACCACGTCACTCACACACTCGCAACACCGACTAAAGATCCATCGTGATTACTTAGCGCACGTCTTCCGCTGGGGATGGGCCACGCGTTACATCGGTGTGAATAAGCATCGTCGTGTTCTTGAGCCTGGCTGCGGCAGTGACGCACCACTCGCACAGTCACTTATGCGAGTTCCTGGCACGAGCTTCCGACCTGAGCTTTACGTAGGCGTGGACATCAATGCCATCCCATACTTACGCACGCGTCGAAGCGGTACTGCGGCGGAGAGCACGTACCGCTTGTATGAGCACTTCAACTTCGTAGAAGAGTGGCGCACGCTGTACACAGAGTATGGACAAAGCTTTGATCTTGCGGTGTCCTTTGAAGTGATCGAGCACATGACCGAAGCACACGGTGACACATACTTGTGGGCCATCAATGCGATGCTGCCGATGGGTGCCACGCTCTTACTTTCAACGCCTGTGCTTGGCCGCGCACAAGCACGTAACCACATTCGTGAGTACACCATTGATGAGCTGCACAGTAAGCTGACACACTCCGGCTTTGATGTCACAGATCGATTCGGCACGTTCGCGTCATACACTGATGTGATGAACACGCTCGTTGCACTCGATGAAGACGACCCACGTAAGTCACTTGTTGAAGTGTACGATCGTCAGCGGCAGTTCTATGGCGATGAAGTGATGGCGTGTTACCTCGCACCACTCTTTCCTGATGCCGCACGTAACAATGTATGGGTGTGTCGTAAGACATTCGAACCGTGGAAGGACCACACATGATCGATGAAGCACTTGCATATGCGGCGCGTGGATGGCACGTCATCCCTGTGCACGGAGTACGTGACGATGGCACGTGCACTTGCGGTCGTCCAGGATGTCACACTCCTGGTAAGCATCCGATCATGGCGGGAGCGTTTGATAAGTACGCAAGCACTGACCCAACGATCGTAGGTCAATGGTGGGTCACATGGCCCGATGCGAACATCGGAATCGTGTGCGGCAAGATCAGTAACATATGGGTGCTTGACATCGATGGTGCTCACGGCATGATGGAGCTTGAAGACTTCGAGCAAGGGCGTGACGGAGGCGCACTCCCATCGACATCACGTGTACGAACGGGCAGCGGCGGTCTGCACTTATTCTGGACGTGGCGTGATGAGGCGAGATTGCGTACGAAGATCGGCGCACGCTTTGGTGTGGACGTCAAAGCGAACGGGTTCGTCGTCGCTCCGCCATCACGTCACGCGTCAGGAGCACGATACACTTGGGAAGAAGAGCGCACTCCAGTGCCCGCGCCAGACGACTTACTTCGCTGGGTGAAAGGCGATCCGTCAGACGAGATCAAAGACGAGTGGCCAAGCATCACAGATATGCTCAAAGGCGGCTTGCCCGAAGGCCGACGTGATGACGGAATGTTCCATGCAGCGCTCACGTTGAAGCGCAGTGGAATGCGACGCACTGAAGCTGAGGCGATCGTCGAGCGCATCGCGCTCAGATGCTCCCCGCCCTTCCCACTTGATCAAGCAAGATCGAAGGTGGACGCCGCTTGGAAGTACGACGAGGAAGAGCGTGCTAGACGGGACAAGGATGGGTCGGTCGATTCGTCCCTAAGGAACTGGGCTGCGACCGCTGGGGTATCGGGCGGTAATGGGTCAGAAAGTGCTGAGAATGACGATCAAAGCCTGTGGCCTGGCTTTGGAGGTACGACCGATCGTGACAACGCCGAACGCCTCAAAGCGTTGTGGGATGACGCACGCGCTTTGATCGGCGGTGGCTGGCTTGTGTGGAACGGAGAGCTTTGGAAGCGTGCGGAGCGCCCGTCTCTTGATGCAGCGCACAAGCTGCACGAGATCATCACACGAGAGATGCAGCTCGTCGACATGGAGCACGCTGCGGCACTTGCGAAATGGCGGCAAGCGTGCGGTGCAACAGCACGTGTGAATGCGGCACTGATGATGCTTGAATCAGAGCCCACTTTGAATGTGAACGACTTGGACAAGGATCCGTGGTTACTGTGCGTGATGAACGGCGTGCTTGACCTTCGCACAGGCGAACTGCAAGATTACAACCGCGACGATTACATCACTCGTCGTGCGAACGCTGAATGGTACGACGGGCAAGTCGACGCACCCACTTTCAAGCAGACACTTGGGTATGGCATCGCCGGCGAGTCCGATGATGTCGCCGCTGAGATCGCCGCTGCGATACAAGTGTTCTTCGGCGTGTGTCTCACAGGCGCAAACGTGAAGAACTTCGTCGTCTTACACGGCCCAGGAAACACAGGTAAGTCGTCACTGATCGAAGCCTTCGCTTATGCACTGGGTGACTACGCAACCGCTGCACCTCGAGGCCTTCTCACAATGCGGCGCGGGAGCAACGAAACACACCCGACGATCCTCACTGAGCTCGAAGGACGACGGTTCGTGTATGCGTCAGAACCGGGTGCTGGTGAAGAGCTGAATGTGGAGCTCATCAAGGACGTCACAGGTGGTGCTGAACTCAAAGCACGCCGTATGCGGCAAGACTTCTACTCGTTCCGCACTGAAGTGAAACCACTGATCGATACGAACCACCCGTTACGGCTTCGTGACGTATCTCCTGCCCTAGAAGAGCGCATGATCTCCATCGGGTTGTTGGCACCAGTACCCCATGCGGCGCGTGTCTCGAGGGCGATCGTGGCCGAACGGCTCAAGCTCGAAGCAAGCGGTATCCTTGCTTGGGCGTGGCGTGGTTTGCAACGAGTACTTGAAGAGTCAGGCGGCGTGCTCCCAGGCGATCTCACGGGACTGCTTGGCCCGTCGCTTCTCGAGGAACGTAGTGAAGCGATCGCTGAGCAAGACATCGTCGGGCTGTTCATCCGTGAATGCCTTGAAGATCTCGGACACCAAACACCAACAGCCGAAGGCAGTGAGTTCCTTCTCGCCGCTGATGTCCGCACCAAGTACGTATGGTGGAGTGCTGTGGAAGGCGTCACGATGAACGCTGATGTGTTCATGCGTGAACTACGAAGCAGGATGAAAGCAGGAGTAGGCCTCACACGCCGTGTATCCCCGACGAAGAGTCGAGCGGGAGGCACAGGCAATCCACAGACAGGATGGTGGGGCATCCGTGTACGCAACACGAACGAACACACTGCATAACGTACGTGACGTGCTGTTCCTACTTTGAGAATCGAACTAGGAACAGAAGGAATGTGATGATGAGCATAAGCGCATTACACGTATGTGAAGGAAGGTGTTCCTAGTTGAAGGTAGGAACGTTCCGAGCAGGAGGGAACAGTGTGTGACGTAGTACTCTCGGGAAATGGAGAGGTGTTCCTAGTGTTCCTAGGAAATGGAAAGTATATGAGTAAGTAAGTAACCCAAGGCAGATATTTGGATTCGCCGATAATAGAGGGGAACTAGGAACACTGGAACACCTAGGAACAGCAAGTGATGACGGTGGGGAGAAAGGCCGCTCCAGCGTGTGTGACACAGGCTCTCCCATCATCGCCCGGCATTGCACGACGTGTGATGCGCGATGTGTGCTTACGACGGGCGAGCGCACACACGAGATCGATCTCGCACGGCAGCACGCATCACACGTTAGGGGGGCTCGCTCTGGGGAATGGGAGCGGGCTGGGGTCTGGGGGGCACCCCACTTCCAAACCCGGTCCATTCGATGTGTCTCGTCACATTCTTATCGGGTCGTCTCACATCGTTCATCGAGTAGGGTTTGCATCCGACACACGACACACAGAAGGAGGACACAGTGGGACGACGTCAGAGCGACCACTTCAGCCATACGATCGTTGGTGAGGCATGGCACGACGACGAGCTAAGAGCTTGTGATGTTGAGGAGTGCGAAGCATACGAGAAGGAAGTGCGGACGACGGTGCACGTCGAGTGGTGGCGCGACGGGTACGCTGCTTCCACATGGGAGTGCGAAGCTTGCGGCACTGCGCACACTGACACCTATCAAGGACACTGCTGATGCGCACACTGTTCGATACGGTGTTCAGCATGTGGAAGTACCTACCCTTCTTAGTGCTCACTGCGTGTGGGCCTGCGGCGGCCACCGCTACGGTGAGCCTACCGCCATCACCGACTCCAACAGCTTACGTTACTGTGCCTGTCACTCCAGCGCCAGCGACTGTGCAGACACGTGCTGTGCGCGTGCAGGTTCCGACGACGACGACTTCGACGCTCCCACCGCTACGGCAGTGGGAGGGTCCGATCCCAGAGCAGTACGGTGCAGGTTCTGGTTGCACACGTGAAGAAGCGGGCATCGTTGCTCGAGCATTCTGGACGCGTGGTGCGACGGACGACACAGTGCTGTGGGCGCTTGGCATGATCTCGAGGGAGTCGACTTGCGACAGTGCAGCGCACAACGGCAACCGCCGCACAGGCGATGACTCGTGGGGCTTGTGCCAGATCAATGCACTCGCTGGTCACTTCGGCAGTAACGGCATCGTCGCATGGTACGACAGGTTCCGCTTCGCTGTCGACTTCGGGTACAACGCGGATGCTTGCGCGCACTTGTGGTCAGTGTGTGGGCGTGGCCCGTGGAACTACGGCGACTACTACTGCGAACAACCCACGTCATGATCACTGAGAAGCCGTTGTGACAGCAGCAGCGCTCGTCATGTTCTTCGGCCTCGCCTCGATCATTGCCTCGTGGTGGTTCAGCAAACCTCGGCATTGATGTTGCAATCAGCAGATGGGCCGATACAATGGCCTCCGTGAGTAACCGACCACTACACGAGAGCGGGCATTGCCCGCCTCGCATGGCCCGGTATGGGAATGCCGCAAGCGCAGCGGATGCCAGCCGATCAGCCAGGGTTCCCAACGGCCACGGGAAGCCGCCATGCGGGGTGGGGAGTGCCCGCTCTCGTGTTTCGAGGAGGGACATGGAGAAGATCAGCAAGTACACCGTCAAGGGCGTCAACAACGACGAGGAGACTTGTTCACACTGCGGCCGCACCAACCTCAAGCGGG